ACAAACTTAAAGTTTGACAAGATGAAGTCGCAAAAATTGCGTGACCACTTGGATGCCTTGCAGTCACGTTGCCACTATTTGGACTTGACACTTGATACCATGCGTGACAAGTTGTTGCGTATCAAACAGATTGCCAAGGATGGTGTGTTGTTTGCAGACTACGACTTTAACGAGTATGCACAAGACGATATCATTGACTTTATGCATGCCAACAAAGATCGTTTGCGTGAGGTATCCTTGCGTATGGCGCTCAAGATTGCAGACTTGCGCAAGAGCTTTCCTAACAACTGGAAGCGCATGTCAGAGACTACATGTATGAAGAGTGCCTAATTATGTATAAAATTTATGATGGTGACTTGTTCCTGTTTGCTGTGGATACCCAGTATGAAGCAGACGAGCAGGAGCAACAGGGTTTTCAAGTGGTAGTTGGTTAGTTCATTTTGTTTCCTTTTTCCTGGGCATTGGTTGGCTCCGGCCCAGGCTTTATGGCAGGTACCCTTAAAAAGGTACCTGTCTTTTTGACTTTGTGAGGCGATAAGTATATACTGTTATTATGCCTCAACACCTGCTTATTGAGTTAGGCCACAACTCACCACTCACACTGAGATTTCGATTGCTATCTAGCCCCATAACTGAGCTATGGTTAGAGCGTATGAGTCAGAGAGATGCCTGGCCCCTGGACCACCCAGATAGATTTTATGGGTTTGGTACACCTGCAGAAGAGACTGCTCGTGCTATTACAATGATAGAACGATGTATTGACACTATAAACTCCTATGAGTACATCATACGTCGGGCTTTTACATTTGATCAAAATTGTTTGAACTACATGCACAACATTTTTGAACAGTATCACGGGTTGTTGGATCAACAGAACACAAGATTTTGGCATGGTGCGCCAGTGCCGGTTCGTGAGGCTCTGGCCAATTTAAACTTGGCTGTGCATCGTTGCGAGGGCATACTGGGTGCTAACCCGCATAGATTTGTATGCACTTGGTATGGCATGCCCAAGACACATCAACTTAGCACAACACTACAACGGCAACACGGAACCATGCGTATCAAGTTTGGTACAGTATATTTGAACTACGCCGAGATAGGTAAAACAGTAGAAGACCTTGCACATGACAATGATCAGTATATTGGTGATGACGCCTTCAAACCCTTTGATCATTACAGTGCCGATTTCAATGTGGCATTCTATGATCGAGACCTGGAAACCAAAGTGCCTAGCATGGCAAAATATCTACTGGAACACCAGGAGTTTTTCCTTGCTCACGGCATAGAAAACGTGTATAATACAAGAGCACTACCACTCAGATTCCCGCTAGCGGAACTAGAAGAGACAGGGTCGCGTAGTGCCTTGCTCAAAGAAATTGCCCAACGACAGCATGTAACAAAAGTAATGATAGAATGAAAAGATGCACAATACAGATACGTGATGAAGTCAATATCAAGCTAGAAGGCTTAGATTTGGATATGCGTAAAAAATTAGTCAGTACATTTAAGTACGAGAATCCGGCAGCTAGGTATCTGCCTGCTGTGAGATTGGGTCGATGGGATGGCAAGATTGCCTACTTCCAACTTGGTGGAAGTACATACACTAACTTGTTGCCCGAAATCATTCCTATTTTAGAACAGTATGATTACGACATTGAACTAGATGACCAACGAGAGTATTCAAACACATTTGAGTTTGCTGAGATGAAGGAAGACACCTTTGCTGGCACACGGTGGCCTAAAGGGCACCCACAAGAAGGTGAACCCATTGTGTTGAGAGATTACCAAGTAGAGATCATCAACAACTACTTGCAAAATCCACAGTGCATACAAGAAGTGGCCACAGGTGCTGGCAAGACCATCATGACAGCGGCCCTAAGTTGGAATGTACAGCCTTATGGAAGGTCAATTGTTATTGTGCCCAACAAGAGCCTGGTAACGCAAACAGAAAAGGACTATGTTAACCTGGGCCTGGATGTGGGGGTGTACTTTGGCGATAGGAAAGACTACGGCAAGACACATACCATCTGTACTTGGCAAAGTCTAAACAACTTGCTTAAAGACTCTAAAGATGGCACAGCAAAATTTACCATACAAGACTTTATCGAAGACGTGGTGTGTGTTATTGTAGACGAAGTACACATGGCCAAAGCAGATGCACTCAAAACTCTGCTCACGGGCATAATGGCTAGAGTGCCAATTCGATGGGGATTGACAGGAACTATACCCAAAGAGAAGTTTGAAAGCCAGGCCTTGTTGGTTGGACTAGGCCCTGTTGTTAGTAAACTGTCAGCAAGTGAATTACAAGACCGTGGTGTACTGGCACAGTGCCACGTTAATATTGTACAGTTGGTAGACCATGTGGAGTATTCAAACTACCAAAGCGAGCTTAAATACTTGCTGGAAGAATCAGGACGCCTTGACACCATGGCAGACCTTGTGCGTCGTGTAAACGAAACAGGCAACACACTTGTGTTAGTAGATCGTACCGAATGTGGCCGACAATTGATAGAACGACTAGGCGATGGCGCGGTGTTTGTGAGTGGGGCAACCAAAGCAAAAGCCAGACAAGATGAATATGATGAAGTGGCCGACGCAACAGGTAAAATCATTGTGGCCACTTATGGAGTGGCCGCTGTGGGTATCAACATTCCTCGTATTTTTAATCTGGTACTGATTGAACCGGGCAAGAGCTTTGTTAGGGTGATCCAGAGTATTGGCCGTGGCATACGTAAAGCAGAAGATAAAGATCATGTCCAGATCTGGGACATAACATCAACATGCAAGTTTGCTAAACGTCACTTGACCAAACGCAAGCAGTTTTATAAGGAAGCCAACTATCCTTTCTCTGCAGAAAAATTAGAGTGGATGAAGATCAAATGAAGATTGTGGTATGCGGTGATAGTATCTGTTCAGCTACGACCAATCCATTATTTTATGGACACTTTAGTGATCTGCTGGCCGAGCAAGGACACAAAATAATCAATCTAGCCCGTGGCGGCGCAACAAACACAACTATATGCTTTCAACTACAAAAAGCAATCGAACTGAAGGCATCGTTGGTTATTTTTGGACGTACTGATTCTGGAAGAATTGACATTCCTATTAAGCCTTTTGACATCTGGAAAGGTCTTGCAAATTTTATATACCCTTACCCTTCAGATCGCAGTTTTGGCAGTCCGTTTGTAGGAGGTCCTGATGCTAATATTCTGTCAGAGACTACTGGCGGCATAACTCAAAGAACTGATATTAACCTAACAATAAGTGAAGAAATCAAAACTGCTGTAAAATACTATGTTTCTTATTTGCAGGATCAACAGCTAAATGAAATCAAGGAACATTGGATGATTGAACACTGGATACATCAGTTAGAAAAAGCAAACATTCCCTACATTGAGATTACTAAAACTTCTGTTGGAAAAGAAATATGGGACTATATAGACAACAACCCTACTTTAATACACCAGTGTGTGTATCACACTGATAAACGATCACAACAGATGGTGGCCAACAGTATACTCCAAAAAATAGAAGAATTGGAACTAAACAGGTCGCATTAATTACAACATCAACGTATAATAACATTATGAGAATACTAACACTAGACAACCAACACTACGACCTTGACCATTTGCCTGAAGAGGTAGATGACATGAGGTTTGCCATCCTAGACAATTCTAATCCAGCAGATCCTGACTATCACTTTATTCCTTTAATCTTCTTGGAAAGTTTTAATTCGCCAGCCCTGGTGTTGCGCATAGGCGATAACACAATCAAGATGCCCATGGACTGGCAAGTTCTAATTGGAGAACCTGAAATTGGCGACCTAGAAGTACTACCATTAACCTCAATCAATGATCGTGGATTCAAAGTATTCCAATTCAATCCTCTTACCAGCTTTCGTCCCAGCTTTCCTGACATTGAAATCCTGGATGTGTATCACGAAGTATCGTGGTACGCACCCAAACTCAAGAACGGACAAATGCTAGCGGTGCCAATTACCGACGGTGACGAACCCGATTGTGTGTACTTTGTTAAAGATATCAGTCGCAACTGCGAGATTGTGGATTACAACAAGGCCTGGTAATGGGACAACTTAAACCAGGAGCCACATACATCTATGAACGTGTGGGCAATGAAGTATATGCTCGAAAGTTTGGTGACAATCCTGCCGACCGTACTCTAGTAGGCTACAGTCATGATCCCATAACTGGTCACCAAATTGACTACGATTCAAGAGCCCCAGACGGCAGACCGTTACATACCCATGTCATGGAAGACAAACTGTGGGGCAATATCCGTCGTGAGGCCCGAACCAATCCCACTTTACAAGACGCCTTGGATCGTGCTATAATGATTTATCAATTGAGTAAAACTGATGAGTGATAAACTAACCATTGCCAATGAGATGAAAATGTTTGACCACAAGGTCAGAGATTTCTACGACGACCTGACAGATGAAGAGCGCAAGAAGTTTGCTCCATTCCTTATGATACGGTGGGGTAGTGCAGTAGAAGGATCTAGGGATTTACAAGAGTTCTATGTTATTTCCACAAATGAACGACTAAACAAAAACTTCTTTAACATCAGTTCATCCAAGCATCGCAAATTGCACTGGTTAATGGCCACAACTGTGAGTCCGGGCATGGGCTCACTGAGACACAACTGGATTGCGCCCAAGAAAAAAGAAGCAGGTGCAGGATCGATGAAAAAACAACTGGCAGAGTTATTCCCGCACTACAAGCCAGACGAGATAGACGTCCTGGCAGCAATAACTACCAAAAAAGAACTTGATCAATACATTAGAGCACATGGCCGAGACACCAAGTAAGTTTACATGTGAGTTCTGCAAGAAAGATTTTGCACGTGAAAGCTCTATTGCAGTACACATGTGCGAGCCCAAGCGCAGGCGTATGGAACAAAGTGAACGTGGAGTACAACTGGGATTCCAGGCCTACATCAAGTTCTATGAAATGGCACAAGGTTCAGCCAAACTCAAAACTTTTGAGGACTTTTGTGACTCGCCGTACTACCGAGCATTTGTAAAGTTTGGTCGCTATTGTGTAAACACCCGAGTTATCAATCCTGCACAGTTCATGACATGGTTATTGAAAAACAATAAAAAGATTGATCACTGGTGCAGTGACAGAATATATACAGAGTACTTGTTGTTTTACCTCAGGGTAGAAGCAGTAGCAGATGCTCTAGCCCGTGCAGTAGAATACAGCATTGATTGGAGTGAAAAGACCACACACCCAGCACATGATTGCATGAGGTATGGCAATAGCAATGTGTTATGTCATGCAGTCACTACAGGTCGCATATCACCTTGGGTAATCTATAACTCTGCATCAGGGCAGGAGTTCCTAGCCTCATTGGACACTACGCAGATCACAATGATCTGGCCCTATATCGACAGTGATTCGTGGTCTAAGAAATTTCAAGACTATTCAGCAGACCAGGAATACGCCAAAGAAATATTAAAACAGGCGGGATGGTAATGATTAGAAAATTAGCAGCCATTGGCGACAGTTTTGCCACAACCAAATATGGTCGTAGTTGGCCTGATCATGTGAGTGATCGATTGCAAAGCCAACTGTTACGTGCGTGTAGTGCAGGTGCTGGTAATGCGTTCTATGTAGAAAAATGCCATGACCTTGTGAAAGATCCTGAGGTAGATTTGGTAATTGTACAACTTACTGAACCCGCTAGAGTCGTAATTGGCTCACAAACATGGCAAGATATCCAAGCCGGTATAAAAGAACATCCAATCCCGGCACCTACAAATTATTATGATCCTGGTCATAATAACATCTATAAAGACATTGGTTGTTATACCATGAATGTGCATGACAATCGTCAGTGGTTAGATACACTGACTGGACAAGACTCGGGTGACTTAGATCGGTTTTGGTTGAGAGAAGTAGCAGGCACAAGATTTTATGATTACCAAACTATTCATAACATGTTGGCAATCAAGGCCTTGTGCGATCGATGGAACAAACCTTTAATGTTCTTTTCTTGGTTTGTTGAAATGGACAAGTTGCTGTTGCCTGGATACGAATGGTTGGAGTCAGCCTCTAACTTGATTCCTGGGTGTGCCCAAATTGAATGTGACAACCTCAAACTTAGTAAAACTGATTGTGGACACTATGCAACTGCGGAATCAAAACAATTGGTTGACACATGGTTGTGGTCACATGTACAATCTAAGTTAAAGACTATGAAATTATGATCTATATAGATTTCCAAGCAGGCTCACACGGCAACTTCTTAGAGTTTGTGTGCAACAAGTATTTGGCCAACATTGCCTGCGGTAATAGTACTCCGTTTAATTCTAACGGCGCCGCCCACGATAAAAAGTATCTTGAGCGTAAGCAATTTGATGCTGGCCATTGGTTTGAATTTCCACCGGCAAAACAACTTATTGTTAATACTCGTGTTATCACAGTGAAAATTCAACCTAATGATTTATTGCCTGTTACAGCGGTATCATTGCTACGTGCAGGCGACTACAACATTGACAATGATCTACTGGAAGTTGATACCTATAACAAATTAAAAAAAATATCAGACTACGGTAGTTTCCTCCAGGATCTTAAAGAATCTTATTTCCGAGACACTCGGATTGAAGGCTATCAAGTGGTAAGAGATGCATCCTGGCCAGACATCACCAACGCACAAGAATTTGATCAACTGCCCGAGCATATAAAAACCGAGTGCGAAAGCATTCACAAGTTGGTATTGCCGACATTTGATGAGCAAAATGCAAATTGCCCTC